GATTGCAATTCTTAAAAATTGTACTGATACCTCAATTTATAAAAATCTAAAAAAATCGGAAATTAAAATCAAAGAAAAAAATACTATAAAATCAAAAATCTTTAAAAATTTAAATAAAATTATTAAAATGCATAGTGAGCAACATGTAATGGTTAAAGATATAGCAAAACAGTATAGCTGTAGTTGCTCTGTGATTTCTAGAGTACTAATGGAAAATGGTTACAATCCAAGATTAGAATCAGCGAAAAATAAAACAAAACGAGGTATTTATCATGAAAGGAATACCAAATAAAATTATAGAGGATTTACAGGAAATCAGCGCTTTAATAGCATTTTTACTAGATTTAGAAGAGGATAAGCAGTTAAAAATAAATTAAAAAAGATTAAAGAAATTTGTAGAAAATATATGGAGGTAAATTAAATGGAAATAATGATTTTAAAACATGAAGCTAGGTATAACAGGGTAAAGGACATAGCTAATAAGATTGAGGAGGAAAGCAAGGAGTTAAGACAGGCATTAGAAAATGGAGAATCCTATGAGGTGGTAGATGAAGCTTTAGACCTCATCACAATATGCTTAAACGCTATTTTTACAGAATGTTGCGATATTGATATTGAAGAAGCTGTAAAAGAACATCAATTAAAACTTAAATTAAGAGGTTGGGAAGCTGAAAAGGTACTTAAATGCACACTAGAATAGAAACAATTAAAAGCCTATCAGCACAACTTAAAAGAAATGGTTATGAACATAGAATTGATGAAATGAAAAAGATGATGTTTTCTGCAAACGGTGAACAAGCTAGGGTATTGGAAATAAAATATAGGGCATTGAGTAAGAAAATTTAGAATAGTAAACATTCGCTGATTAATGCGAACTAAATAATTTACAAAAAGAAATAAAAAAATGAAATGAAATGACAAATAAATCAAATAAATGGGAATGGGTGATAAAGTGAGAGATTTATATAAAAAGGCTAAGGAATTAACTGGTTTTAATTATCAGGATATGGCTGATAAAGTTGGAGTATCTAAACAACATATAAACCAATCGTTTGAAAATCAATCCATGATTTACAGAACCAGCGTGGCAACAATTATTGGTCTGTGTGTTGATGATAAGGTAGCAGGACTAGAAAAACATATTGAGGAGCTTAAAGCATTTAAGAAAGACGTAATGCTAAAATCAATAGATAATATTAGGTAATAATAGATGATTATTAGTACGAATTAAGTGAGGTTAGAAAATTGAATAAAATATTAAAAACGAAAGGGGTAAAACGTAACTAAATCCTGGTAGACCAGGTTACTGCATATTTAACATGTTGCAGATAAAAATTATACATATGGCACTCGTTGCAAGTAAGATTTTCCACTACGAGAATTATTTATGTAGTGGTAGTTAAATTCCTAAAAGATATTTGGAAAGGAGAATAGAAACATTTTTTAACCGCCCAATAGGGCATAAAACCATAATTATGCAACGAGAGTTAGGTAAGGACATTTTAAGTCCACAAGACAGAATTAATTTTTTAAACGACAACTGCGACACAGTAGAACAAAAAAGCTACATGAAGCGGTTCACGCCCGACCAAATACTGAAAAAGAAAGAATCTCTTTCTGAGTTATCAATTCAAATTAATGACTTAGAAGTTCAGAAGAAAGAAACTGTAAAAGAATTTAGTGATACACTAAAACCTTTGATAGTAGAAAAGAAAGAAATCTTGGTTGGTTTAAAAAACAAAGCAGAAAATGTTACGGAGCGTTGTTTTAAATTTATAGATGCAGAAAGCAGGGAAGTTGGGTTTTACAACGAGAACGGAGAACTTATTGAAAGTAGACCCGCTTATGCAGATGAACTACAAGGAAACATTTTCCAGTCTATTAGAAAAACTGGAACAGAAGAATAATTAAAAACTAAATAACATTATGAAAAACGAAAAATTGCAAATGACATTTGCGGAAGGATTTACAAAAGGTGAACTGATTATTAAAGAGGTAACAAGTTTAAACGAACTTGATATAAAAGCACCTTTAAAATTAAACATTGATGGAGTAATTGGTTCTGTTACTGAGTTTCTTTCTAAACGAAATGACCAAGCCGACCAAATCAATCAAAAACGCTGTCATATTCTTGTGAATCGTGAAAATATAAGCATTAAACTTATTTTCAATGAAAATGACGAGTATTTAACTGGTTCCATAAAAGGAGTTTTAGAAGAACACCCGAGTTTTAAAAAGTTTGGGATTAATTCGTCAAAAGTTTGGACTCCTACTGAGTTAGGGCTTTTCTTCAAAATGAATCGTGCTTTCTTTCCTAGCAAAGAAGAAAACATGAAATTGGTTACTGAGTTGATGAACTTTACCGCAAAGGTAAATAATAGCATTGACCGTTCCGTAAAAGAAAATGGAGATAGAACAGACAATTTTTCACAAGTTGTAAATAGTAATCTTCCCGCCTCGTTTACTCTTACAATTCCAATTTTCAAAGGAACACAAGCCGAAACTTTGGAGATAGAGACTTTTGCACAAGTAAGCGGAAGGGATGTTTCTTTTGTTCTTTTATCTCCATCTGCAAATCAAACAATTGAGGATATTAGAGACAAAGTAATTGACGAACAATTATCTAATATTAGAGAAATTTGTCCTGACATTGCTATTATTGAGCAGTAACAACAAATATCCAAACGAGCAAACAACCCTTTAATTACAATTAGTTACTTTGATCTAGGGAGCAGTTGAATTGGATTTTAAAAAGCCGATGTAGAAATATGTCGGCTTATTTTAACCTAAAAACTAAAAATTATGAATAAAATACTAATGTTACTTATCAAGTATATAAATCATTACACGAACAGCAAATTAACCCCTGAAACAGAAGCAAAGTCTATTTTAAAGTATCTTTTACTTAAAAGTAGTACAAAGCATTCAACTGAGGTTTTTGATGCCTTAGAGAGCCAATTTCATGAAATACTTAGAGAAAGAGAAATGTATCATGAAAAAGAATACAAACTCATAAACAGCTACCTTCCGAAATATTCAGATATTATGAAGATAGTTGTAAAAGACCCTGTTTTACACGAACCAATTAAACATTAATCTTTTTGTATGAAAGAATCTAAACCATTACAGCAGGAACCTAAATTCATACCCACAAAAACCTACGATGAACCAAAAACAAAATACATAAACAAACCTCCTAGAAACTTTAGACGATGAATAGTTGTGTTGAATATTGGAAAAAACGTGCGGAACTCGCTGAGACTATTATGAATGAAAATCAAATAGGAGCATGGAAAAATTGGAAAGAATACCCTAAAACACCACCCGAAGTTGACAAACAAAAATTTATCGATTACATACATGAATTTGCTTGGGAGTTTGGCAGATTATGGAATACTGAGCTTACTCCCGAACAAAAAATTGAACGAATTAAAGAAAGAATAAAAAGTCCTGACGAATTTGTAGAGGATAATTTTTAACAAATAAACTTACTATGAAAACTAAAACAATTACAAAAGTTATTGATAAAAAAATCACGGAATGGTTAGAATCCATTACCGATGTTGAATTAAGAAAAGAAGCAAAACGAGATTTAATCGTTACTGGGAAATGTATCGCTTCCATGTTTTTGAAAGAAAATGTTAATGATTTTGATTTAGAGAAACTTTATAAAATCCTTGACGAAAGCGAAGATAGACATGGAAACTAAATCTACCGCAGTAAAAAGAGAGTTGCTTATTCAATTAGTAACTGCCTACGGAAACAAACCAAAGAAAATTGTAATACAAAAAGCAAAAGAAAAAGGCATTTATAACCTAGAAGAAGATGATAATGAAATATACCTTTTGATTCATTCTTTTGCTAAATTTCACAATTTACCTTTTGGGTATACCGAACCCGAAAAAGTTATAGAACCTGAGATTCCTTCTAAAGCAATCTCTTGGGGAGAATTTCAAAAAAACAACCCTATTGAAAAGGACTATTTTTACGAATCCTTAATCAACGAACGTGATTCTCTTTCTAAAAAACTTTTAGCACTGAATAGACTTATTGAAACTTATAAAACTTAGCTATGGATAAATTACAATGGTTCAAGTTTAATCCTTCCGCTTGGATGATGGGTAAAATTCAAAGATGCCCAGAAATCACACAAGCACGTTTTATAAGGCTTTGTTCTTTGTACTGGAGTAAAGATTGCGAAATGACAATTGAAGATACTGTTATAGAAATTGAACAAGAACATTTTGACGTACTTAAATCACGAAAGATAATCACTACCGATTTAGTGAAGGTTTATATTTCGTTTTTAGACGAACAAAACCTCGAAATCAAGGAGGATAAGAAAGATAAAAGTACAAGCGGAATTGTCGGAAACTTAAAACGTTGGCACAAAGACATTTATGAACAATTCTTATCGAAGAAAATCTCATTAGAAAAAGCAGTCGAGTTGTCAAAATCTATCGCACCCCAATCGCACACCTATTACAACCCGATTACAACCCAATCGCAAAGTATCGCAGATAAAGATAAGAATAGATTAGATTTAGATAAAGACAAGAAAAGAACAGAAAAGAATAATATTGATAATGATAAGTTGATATTGTTTTTCAATGAGAAGCGTAGAAATTTTCCTGAAATAAAAACAATAACCAAACAAAGAGAAGATAATATTAGTGAGTTGTTTAAAACTTATAAAAAAGAGCATCTTATTGAGGTTATTACAAAAGTAAATGAATCTGATTTTTTACAAGGAGAAAATAAAGATAAGTGGATTCCAACTTTTGATTGGATTTTAGTTCCTGACAATTTTATTAAAATATTGGAGGGAAATTTCGACAATAAAAAAGCTATTGAACAACCTAAAAAAACAAGAAATAGACCATGATACAAGACAATATTATAGGGATAAGAAAATATGAATATCTGAAAAGTTTGAAGTTTGAGGATTTATCCGAACAACAAAAAGAACAGATTGATATTTATGAAAAAAAGAATGTTTCTCAATCCGAAGAACAAAAGCAAATGCAAGTCGAATATTTCCAGCGAATTATGACCGACCAACCTGAACAGCCTTTTTCTGTTACAGCAAAAGAACTTTGGGTTGTGTTCAAAGCAATTTTTCCAGTATTAAATAATCGTCCATTTATCAAAATCGAGAACGTAACAATAAAAAACTTGGAACCTTTGATTTATTATTTTTCAAAAGACGAACGTTTTTTTCAGTGCGAAAATCTAAGAAAAGAATATTCGGAACCAAGTTTCGATAAAGGGCTTTTGATAATCGGGAATTTCGGAAATGGAAAGACCTCGACAATGAAAGTTTTCGAACAAATGTTCAAAGGCATTAAAGGAATTGGATTCAAGGGCTTTTCCGCTAACGAAACAGTTACTATGTTTGAGAAGTGTGCTGGAGATAATTCAGATGCTCTACGAAGCGAATTTGAGCGTTTGATGTTTAATGGTATTCGATACTTCGATGATGTAAAAACGGAACGAATCGCCTCGAACTTTGGAAAGGTTAATATTTTTAAAGAAATTTTAGAAGAAAGATACAATCGTAAATCAAAAACGTTTTGCACTTGTAATTTTAAAACCAACTTCCCTGATGATTTCGATGAAGCATTGGGAGAATTTGAGGAAAAATACGGAGAACGAGTTTATGACCGTTTATTTGAAATGTTTAATGTGATAGAGTTTAAAGGTAGGTCTTTTCGTAAATAACGTATCGTGGCTTTGCGAGGATTTTCGGAGTGGTAAGCCCTGAACTTTCAGTTAAGCCTAAAACATAACAAGTACAAAATCAACATTAAATTAAACACAGTACCGCATTAATTATACAAGCTGTTATAAGGCGGTTTTTAGCACTAAAAATTAATCAATAAAAATTATAAAAAATGGACTTATCAAAATACAAATTTCCAGAAGTAACAAAAGCAGATTTTGCATTCTCAACAATTGATACTGACAAAGTATTGCTTGCCGAAGCTAAAGAAAGAAATCCTGAAAAAGGGATTGACAAATTCAATGAAATATTTTACAGCGGTGGAAAAATAGAATTTCAAAAAGATGTTGAAGGGACTTGGAAAGAAAAAGCTTTCGCATACGCTAAATGTCTAATGAAATCTTGGTCGCCAAAACACGAACATAAAGAACTTGTGGTCGGGATGATTTTCGAGGAATGCTTGGTTTTGTAAACTGCCTTATAACGTTTGTGGCTTGGCGATGTTGCCGAACCGAAAACGTGAATTGAAAATATAAATATGATTTTATTGCGGATTTTCCGCTGAAAAACTAAACGGCAATATTGCCAAACCACTGTTATAAGCCGTTTTTTTTCGGATGTAACTAAAACTTAAAAATTATGTTTAACTACGGAGAGATTGACAAAACACCAACAGTAATACAAATAAAAGCCATTATTAAATATATGGAGGAAGATGCTAATGTAAAATACAATTTTACTAATATGATGAGTATGAAAAGGAGCGAGTCTAACAAAATATCTCTGGACTTGAACAATGCTCATTTTGGAACAACTTATGATATTTTATTTAATGAAGAAAATGAAATTGTAAGTTTTAAACGAACGGGTTCTTGGATGTCGTAAAATGGCTTATAACGTATTGTGGCTTTGCGAGGATTTTCGGTTAAGGGTGCGTAATCTTTCAGTTGAGCCAAAAACACAACAAGTACAAACTAAAAATTAAATTAAACCTAGAGCCGAAAATCTCGCAAAACCGCTGTTATGGTGCGTTGTGGATGGCTAAAAACTAAATGTCTTATGAAAATTGGAACTATCGGACACGTTGACCACGGAAAAACAACACTAACATCCGCAATAAAAATCGTTTTAGAGAAAGAAAAACATAGCGTGTATCAAGATGCGATTGAAGAAGTAATGGAGTATAAAAATCCTTATGCTTTTTTAAATCAAAAACAACCATCAAGCAAATCAAGATTAAAAAAATGTGAGAAAGGATTGCACGAATTTTCAGAAACAGGATTTTCAGAAAATAATATAAAAAAATGGGCTTGCATTCATTGTGGCACTTTTATGCACAATAGGTAGCAATGCACCATAACGGTTCGGCTTGGTGCAGGTTGCTAGCAGAAAGATAAACCGAAGAACAAAAGTTGTAGCGACTTGCTCCAAACCGTTGTTAGGGATATACCACGAAACACTAGTCAAATAAAACAATTTTAAAAATGATAAAATTAATAAAAGAATGGTTTAAATTTTTGTCATTATCTAACCCTATGAATTGGGAAATGTATAGTGAAAGAGGGTGGAGTTCTGAAATGGATTACACATCAAAACCAAGGAAATTTTATAGACATAAAAAATATCCTTATTTCATTACAAACGCATTTGTTAAAAAACCGTTGCATATAACTGATTTAATAAACAGATTTATGACGGATTATAAGAATAAAGCTTTGTTGATGGACGAAACTTTGTATGTTATCAGCGATTAACGACAATATAGGCGGTTATCCCTAACTACTATATGTGCTAAAAATGTGTAAACACTAATAAAATTAATACTTAATGCTATGAATATTCCTAAGTACCTTGAATTGTATCGGAAAGAGTTGACTCTGAAAATTTATGCTGAGAATACTATTAAAAACTATTCAGCACAAGTAGATTTGTTTTTACGAAACCACGAACAATTTACTGAGCCTTCAAAAATAAATGAAACTGCTATAAAAAATTGGTTGTCACAATTCAATACTAGGAATTCAATGGCTCATAGTATTTCTGCTTTGAAATTATTTTACAAAATGGTGATTAAACAGCCTTTAAAATTTAAACACATTGAATATCCAAGGTCTGAAAAAAAATTGCCAAAAATTATTGAAAAGGAATTTCTATTATCTCAACTAGAGAAAATAACTAACACTAAACATAAAGCGTTGCTTACAATGACTTATTCTACAGGGATGAGGGTTTCAGAAGTTATAAATCTTTTAATTTCGGATATAGACAGTAAACGAATGATTATATTTATTCGTAACTCAAAAGGAAATAAGGACAGAATCGTTCCGCTTAGTGTGAAAGTGTTAGAGTTGCTTCGAATTTATTTTGCAGAATATAGGCCAAAGGAATTTTTATTCAATGGACAATTTGATTTAAAATATTCATCAACAAGCTGTAATCAAATAGTAAAAAAATATTTGGGTAAAGAATATCATTTTCACTTGCTGAGACATTCAAACGCAACAGCATTATTGGAAGCGGGGACAGATTTAAGAATAATTCAAAAACATTTAGGTCATGCAAATTGCAAAACGACTGAAATTTATACCCATGTAAGTACAAATGTTTTATCTAAAATGGCTTTGCCAATATAACAAATAACGGCTTGGACGGCCTTAATAAATCCAAAAAAAATATTATGAAATAGTTTTTCCAAAACAGTAATATAATGCGAACAGTCAAGTTTAAAAAATCGTGTTTTTCCTGAACTAAAAACAATACACAAAGCGTTAGTTACAAAAAATCATGCGAATAATAGTAACATGATTGATATATTAAAAAACTCGTAATTACAAACATTACGAGTTTTTTGTTTTAAGTCCGTTTTTACACAAAAACACCCACAAATTATTCAAAACATACCTAAAAAATACCAGTTTTACACCTTTTTTGCACATTTATATTAAATTTTAGTACATTTACCACATGGAAACGAAATCAATTGCAATAGGTGCCTTAAATCATAATACAGGACAAATAGAAGGATTGCCAAAGAATCCACGTGTTATAAAAGATTCAAGGTATAAAAAGTTGCTACAAAGCATTAAAGAAGATCCTGAAATGTTGGAGTTAAGGGAATTGATTGTTATTCCTTTCAGAAGAAACTTTGTTGTAATCGCGGGGAACCAACGTTTAAAAGCATGCACCGAGTTAGGTTATAAAGAAATGATTTGCAAAGTGCTTTCGGTTAATACTTCAATTGAAAAACTAAAAGCAATAACCATTAAAGACAATATCAGTTTTGGTCAGCATGATTGGGAAGCTCTTAAATTAGATTGGTCCGACTTGCAACTTTCAAATTGGGGATTAGATATTGAAAAGAAAATTGATCCCATTGGTGGCACTTCAATGCATAAAGAAGAAACCAAAAAAACTAAATCCATTATGATTGCTTTTGATTTAAATGAATATGATGAAGCATTTGCATTAATTAAGTTCTTTAAAGACCGTGGTTATAATATTGGCAGTTCATTAGTAGAATTGCTTAAAAAAGAAAAAGAAACACTTTAAAACGTAGTAGAATGGCTTTCAATAAAAAAAAGATTTATAAGCAGGCATTAGAACTTATTAAGGAAAAGGAGTGTCTTGATATCGCTGAATTGATTGCGTTTTTGCCTTGCAGTAAAGCAACTTTTTATATATTTTTCCCTAAAGATTCGGACGAACTAGACTTATTCAAAGAAATGATAGATACCTATAAAACTAAGGCTTGTGGATTCATGAAAAGAAAATGGATGAATTCTGAAAATCCTACATTACAAGTTGCTGCTTATAAGCTTATGGGTAAAACTCAAGAAGTGCATCGTTTGAACGGAACCAAGCAAGAAACAACTCTTAAAGGCGATAAAGATCATCCAATTGAATTCAATGATGAAATTGGAAGAAATAAGCTTATTGCTGAATTGACTGCAGAACTTGGATTAACTGGAATAAAACAAGAATAAATATACATACTGATTTTAGTTAATTGATTGGGATAAATCTCAACGAGTAACTCTCAGGCTTTGAATTTAGTCTTTAAATCATGGCTCGGCACTAGGATTGTGAGAATATTGTTTATAGTCGACAATATAAATAATATGTTTGGCTAGTGTAAAATGTGATCGTTTAGCGTTATGATAATTGGTTTGAGTGTATAGAAAATTATCATTATAAAAAACACATGATATGTTAACTGAAATTAAGTGTATATTTTATTCAAAAACATGATTTTCAAAAAGTCAATGAATATGGTAGTTAAGGCAGAAAGTTACAGTACATGGAGACAAAGAAAAATGTCGCAAAAGTTGACAACTTTTGCGACAAAATAATCATAAAAAACAATCAAAATGTTAGAAGTAAAAGATGGTAAAATATATGTTGAAGGAGTTGAAACAATTGATCCGGAATTAATCGGTTTTGCTTTCTTGGATTTTGCTCAAGAATTATCACAAACAAATCATGAATTTAATTCAGAAATTATTTTTAAACTAATAAATCAAACAAAATATGAAACCAAAGTATTTTAAAGAATCAACCGTAGAGTTAAAAAAACCAAGTTCAATGACAGATGAAGAATGTGGATCACTACATATTTACCAAAACGATGACACATGTATTTCATTATGGACTGTTTCATTTTGGAATAGAGTTAAATTTTTGTTTCATGGTAACATTTGGTTAGGTGTTCTTTCTGGACAAACTCAGCCTCCTGTTTGGTTAGATTGTAAGAAAACAATATTTACTTACCCTAAAAAATAAACCCATGAAAAACCCATTAAAACAATTCAATATATTTCTTAAAAACAGACTTCAAAAACGTGCTGAAAGGATATTAGCAGAAAACAATGCTAAAAATCAAATGTGGCAAGCTATTCATGAATACGGATTAATCAGACAAGGTAAATCACAATTATCAGCAGCTAAAAGAAAAGCAGTTGTAAAATTTATTGATGATGCAATTGAATCAGGGGCAATTAAAGCTATATTATAATGAAAGCAACTAAAGATATGTTACTTGATTTAGTTTATTCGGTTAAACCAGAATTTAAACATAAGGATATCGATATAATCAAAAATAACGGAACAGATTATAATGGATTGATTGGCGAGTGGAGATGGACTAGTGAAAAATTAAATAATCTTTCTAAAGAACAATTATTTGAAATATATAAAATTTGTAAGTCATGAAATCGCTAATTGAAAGAATTACAGTTGTGATGGAATTCTATTATTTCAGAGGGATAAATTCTGAGAGAGTTAATAAACTTTATCGTAAAATAATTAATGAATCCAAAAATAATTCCAATAAGTAAAAAACCAAGCATTATAATTGTATCAATTTACAATGAAAAATATATTCATTTCCATTTAGACAATCTATCAACAAAATGCAAACGAAATGATATTGGATGTTGGATTATAAAATACGAACAGTAAAAAACTTGATGAATAAATTACCATCAGGTTTTTTGCATTAAAAATAAAAAGCAAATGGCAGAAAAAAAACTAACATATAAACAAGAGGCTTTTGCTCAGGCTTACATGCGTACAGGTGGAAAATCAACTGCTTACAGAGAGGTTTACAAGTGCGATAAAATGAAGTCTAATGTCATCAATATAAAAGCGCAGCAAGTATTTAATAATGGTAACGTGTTGGTTAGGGTTCAGGAACTCCAAAAAGAAGCTGAAAAAATAGCAAAAGAAAAATTTGGAGTTACATCTGAAGAGATTTTAAGACATCTAAATATTTTAAGGAAGGCCCGAATTGATGAATATATTCGTTTGGAATATGAAATGGTTGATTCTGGTCAAAAAGATGATAATGACGAACCAATAATGGAAGAGCGACCTGTTGTTTTTTTTAAAGCATTTAGCGAACTTACAGAAGAACAGTTAATGTGTATTGAATCAATAAAACAAACTCGTTATGGGATTGAATTAAAACTTCATGGTGTTGAATGGACTATTGAAAAAATTAATAAACACATTGGATTCTATGAAAAAGATAATTTTC